AAGGGGTCGGAGTATCCATCTCCGTAATAGGGATCGTAGCCGCCGTCGGCTAAGTTGGTGGGATTGTCCTCTACTTCGCCAAGTTCGCTTTCGGGGGTTTGAGAACGAACAAAATTGGTCGAATCACCATACTCATTCGATTCATCATTCCAAATCAAAATATCTTGGTCAGAATCGAAAGAGAAGTTTCCAATCAAGTCCTTTTCCACCGATGAATCGGATATTGGTTCCCCATTTTCATCTGGTAAAATCTCCATAAAACTCATGACACCTTTATCATAATGAAGTATCTCACCATCCAATTTACAAGGGAGTACCCAATTCAGGAACACACTTCCGTGGGGGACGAAGGAAATAGAAAATAGAATATCTGTTTCGGATTCATTTACAGATACGTGCATGGTATATCCACGACCGTTTTCGTCTTCCCATACCCCCACCGCCTTTTGCCACTCCCCAACCTCCACTGTGGACTGTTCATCGTTCAAGATATCCACATCATTTTCGGAGGCTGTTTCCTGGCTAACGGGAACGATGGCATCTATGGTAGACTCTCCGCTGCACCCCGTTGCCAGAAACAATACGCAGATTCCTGCAAAGATGAATAACCATCTTTGTGCTTTCATATAGTTCACGTCCTCTATTTCATGGAATTAAATTGTGCATTGTAGTGGAAAAGTGAATTTATTTGCTGGATTTGATGTTAGGCCGCGTGGAAAGCAGCGCAGGGTGAATCATCGTACCATTGATAGTAAGTAACTTCCACGCTTTTTTCATACTCCATGCCTTGATGAAAAGCGGAATTGCGACCAGAATTGGTATAATAAATACAAAAGTGGCGATAAGACAGACGATGGCCGCAATTATATACGATTTATAGCGGCTTGTGGTTTGATATAGCTGGGCAAGTTCAATGTTTTTAGGCGTGCAGGCGTTCAATGCGTCAAGATACTTTTTGGAAGAATCAGTACGGCCCTTGTTCTGCACATAGGACACGGCCTCCGCAACAGCTTTGGAATCTGTAATATCGGTTTTCATGTAAAGGTTATCAAAAATTTCCCCGTCCTCCGCAGACCAGATATTTTCGATCCGGGCTTGTACCTTTTTCAAGAATGGGGCTTTCAGTACATCGGGGGCCTTATGCGCTTTGATTGCGGCGATAAACTCCTCACAAGCAGATTCATCTGCCGTTTCATAGCCCTGGCAGGCTTGGGTCAGTTCTTCCAGCCAAATGGACTCTACACGCTTTTGCAGCAACTCTAAGAATGGTTCCTTCATCTTTTCCTGTGCCGGGTATTGACGTACTTTATCTGCAAGCCGATTGCAACTTTCCTCGCCCGCTGTCTGATACCCTTCACAGAGCCTTCGTAAGCAGTCAGTCTCCAACCGATCAAGGGTTGCGCTCTCTGACACACCATATTCCCGCATATATGTCAAAATGCGCTCCTTTGCCGCTTGCGCCGCCTGTTCAAAGGAGTGTGCTTCTTCATTGTACTCCCGTGACAAAACTTCCTCTGTTGTACTTGACAAATCAATGGAAAAGCGTTGGGCAGCAGCATATGCAGCCTTTCTGTCTTTTGGGAAATGGATGAAGATGTATTTCAGCAACTCTGCGTTCCAAGGACATAACGTGAATGCTTGTACTAATAATTCCTCTCGCTTTTCAGACAGATTCTTTGCGTTTTCAAAGAGTGCATTTGACTTATCCTCGTCAAATATAGATTGAAGATAGTTTTCTTTACGCTCATTCAAAAAGTCCATGTGCGCAGAGTATGCGGTAAATAAATCGGCAAGGATACCATTCAGTAAGGCGTCTTGGGTGGCGGAATTATTGTAAAGGGAGCTTTTGTCCATAGATGCCGATATTGCAGAGCCAGTATTACCAATGGCATTCCACAGCGAGTGGCCCGCAAATGATGCAAGGTTCTTCATTCCGGCCTCCGCCTGATTCCGCAGCCAATAATCGCTGTGAAAGCTGGTATAGGATTTGTAATGGCTACGGCCAGCCTTTCGATCAGCGCGATATTCCTTTTCAGCGTTTTGCTTTTTCAGGATAGCGTTAAACTGTTTTTCTATCATTTCCAGCGCAGATTCGGATTCTCCTAAGCCAATGCAGCATTTCCAATAGCTTTCCTCGCTCATATCGTAGATTTCACAGGCGGCGAGCTGACTGAACAGGGGACGGAAAGCCAGTTGGTCAAGCAGTGATTCTGCAAACGGGAGGTAGCCGTCCAAAACAGCTTGAATATTTCCACACTGTTTGTACCATGCGCTGAACCGTTGGGCCGCTGCCAAACAAGCCTGATTTGAGGCATACCACATATCATAGTATCGCTCTGTGGCATCCTCAAAAATGACTGTTTGGCCCAGCAAGTCATATTTGAGCATAGTATAATCTCTCCTTGGTAAGAATTTTGATCGCATGGGAAGGAAACTGTCTTTAACATATTGCCTACCTTGTCCATATAGATGCAGTATATCATACTCTCACCCCGTAATCAAGTCTATATACTCCTAATAACATCCTTTAGGCTGTTGAACATCTGCAAAATCTTGTATAAAGTTATGGAGAAACAAGCTAAAGGCGGGAATACTACAAGTATGCAGAAACAACAGATTATGCAGGCAACCGCCGACAGGATTCGGCATCTGCGAAAACAAAAGGACATCAGCCAAGAGGAACTGGCCCTGCGTGCCGGAATCAATACAGTGTACTTTGGACAGATAGAACGAGGACAGAAATGTCCTACTGTGGACACGCTCTACAAAATCGCCGTTGGGCTGGAAATCCCTTTGCCGGATTTACTTCGTTTTAATACCCAAACCGCTGATTCTGAGGATGTGGACATAAACGCATATATGGAACAGTTGATTAAGCGGATACCTCCGAATAAAGCATCACAGGTCATCAGGATTTTGGAGGCTGTTATTGATTTGCTTTAGAGCG